CTTCGTCTTTTCTTTCCATTATTCCTCCGTAAATTTAGGTTTTTGTACTCCTACGAATCCGCAGGACTGTTTATCTGTTGGCTCAAAGTCAAATGATGAATCACTATTATGACCAATAGGCATATACAAGTAGTCCTCTTGCTGACAAAGCATTATCTTAGCATCCGTACAGTTCATATTGTAATAGTCTAAAGCATGGTCGCAGTTGACAAAGTTAGATACATAGACTAAATCATTATAGCTATCTGTGTAACTAACAGCCATAACAAAGTTACCCACACCCACTTTACTGCCTTTTTCATTTGCCATAATACCCATAGCAAATACGCCATAAAATACTATGATGAGAGCTATTACCACAAGCTGAAGTATAGATGTTGTAGTTATATTGCGCCACTCTCTACGTTTCTTGCGTTTTCTTACTTGTTCAGCTTTCCACATTTTAATTCTTTCTTGCTCCCTTTTGTATTCCATGAAAGCCTTTCTTTTATAGCCAAGATACGCCATTTATTTACCCTCCAATTCAATTAAGATTTTTATTGAGTGTATTGCTTTATATAAGTCTTCTACTCCACCCTTATCTTTGTAACGAGTAACATACTTAATAATTGTGCCTTGTAAATAACTTAGTTTGTTTTGTTCAGCATACACCGCTGGTTGTATTGCTAACTTGCTGTAATGGTCTCCACCAACCTGTTCTTTAAGTGGATTTTTTACCTCAAAATCAATCGATGTCAAAATTTAATTCCTCCTTTAATCGTTTATATAATTCACGCTGTGTTCCATAACGTTCCTCCCATGTGTTCTTGCCTATGGTATGGATTCCCATGCGACCCTGATGGTGATAGTGGCACAAAGGAATCATCTCTTCATCCTTTAACCCAAATCCAGTTTTGTCTCTGATGTGATGAATGTTACAAGGAGGTAAATCTTCTACCTCCTCGTACCACCGACACACAACACAACCAAACTCTGCCATCTTTTGCATTTTAAGTTTGTCTGCTTTTTTCATCAGACAATTTTACCTATCCATTTATGATTTTTGATAATCATAGGATGAAGTCTTGGTTGTCCATCTACAATAACAATAGATGACATAATAAACCTATCCTTAAAGTTTTTAGCATAATTAAATGCTAATGATTTTTGATTGGTTAAACATCCTGTTTGTGCGCCCCATACAAGTTTGTCAGGATTGCTAAAGTATTGAATACTAGCCTTACTGTGGTAATGCCCTTGTACAGTGTGCATGCCCATTTTCTGTGCTACCTGAAGAACGTTAGCACTCATACCATGAGTAAAGAAACACCTAGACCCATCGTTAAGAGTAACAGTTAAATCATCTACCCATTTCCAGCCTTTTCCTACCTCCAGAAAATCATTGTAAGATTTTAGATATGCTTTAGGTAAACCATACTTTAAAGCTCGTCTATATACTAACGATGAATGATTAGAGTCAACCAAAGTCATATCAGGAAATATTTTCTCTAAATCCTTAATATATGCTTTGCTTAATTTTAGCTCATCGCCTGCGCTTGGTAAGTCAGGGTCATTGTCGTGCATGCTAATAGCGTGTTGGTCAAGTTCATCACCAATATTTACTACTAAGTCAAAGCCTTTGTATTTTTTCTTTAATGCCCTAAGAAAAGCAAAAGAATCTTTATGATGATATGGAATGTGCATATCTCCAATTACCATAACCTTCTTGTATTGTGTCATATTTTATATCCTCCTTTTAATAACCGTATTGAGATAGGTCAAGTTTAAATCCTAAAGTTACTGCAAAGTTCTCAACTTTAGACAAGTACGCAACAAATTCCTTAATTGTCAGTTTAGAAGTTGATGGAATAACCACCATCTCATCGCCTAACATTTCTTGCTTGTAACTAAGAAACTTATATTTAAGAAGCTCGTGCATCTCGCCTTCATCATAACCAAGAAAAGAACCAAGCTCCTGTATTAAAGCCCAGTACCTTTTATTTTGGGCTGTACTGCGATTAAAAGCAAAAGGTTTAACCTCAATCTCCCATGCTTTAGAAAGGTCTAACTCACCAATTTGCTTTCTTACGTGTTCCAACTCCTCGTTGGATGTCACTTTGTATCTTCTCATAGTTTTTGCTCCTATAAATTTTACCTTCTGATGACGTAGCTTTAAATTCCACATCATCCCCAAATGTTTTTTTAATGCCTTTAATAAAGTCTTTAATCATCATGCTGTCCACTCCGAATAAGAGAATGTATCTGGATGAAAATCAAATGCCCACCTACCCTCCAAACCTTTACCATGCCTTTGCTTAACTAAATAAACCATACATGGTGGAGAAAACATAATTTCATTAGTTGTGTCTCCTTTCATAATAGCTTCTTCCCTTTCTTTATTACGATGAACAGAGAATACATTATCAACCATGTTAGTTATGTTTGCACTACCAGCCACATCAAATTTTCTAGCATGTTCAAAATCAGATGCAGTTTTTTTACTATGAGCAACTAAGAATATGTGAATATTTAAATCCCTACAAGCCACAGCAAGTTTATTAGCAAAAGCTTTTTGTCCATTAAGGTCATCTTCACCAATACCACACTTCATTAATGAGTCAATAACCATAATTTTTACGCCAAGTTTTTCAGCGCAGTAATAAATTACCTCAAGCACTTTTGTTGTTGATGTTTCACCTTCAGGGTCATACAAATATAAGTTATGTTCTAACTTACTTAAAAAGTCCTTAATGTATTCGTAATTAGGATTGGCTTCTCCAGTTTGCTGTGTCATTCTACCTAATGTTGCTTTAGGCATCATTTCAAAAGAAGCAATCATAGTTTTTTCATGCTTCATTAAACCTAAGATACATTGGTTAAGCCACGCTGATTTACCATGACCTGAATATCCTGTTACTACAGATATTTCACCCATACGAACTTTAAAGTGTTGGTCTGTGTTTATGAAAGGTAACGATATACCTCCTGTTAAATCTGTAGAAAAATATTGCTCTACAGCATCAATATACTCAGAAGGTCTTTTAATTTTAAGATGCTCTGAGTTGTCTCGTTTATCCATGTAACCAGATATTTCCTTATCTGTTATCAGGATGTCTTCAAGTGTTTGTGTTGTCATGTGTTATCCCCTATTTAGTTTTTTCGTAGGCATCTCTTACATTGCCTACTGCTTTTAATAACCTATCATGGTCTACATCGTTAAGTGGTTTACCATTACGTATGTCAACGCTAGATAGTCCTATGATTAAAACTTCATCCCTTAGCATTTTAAGAACTGCATATGGGTTAAACCCGTGCTTTTCAGCTTGATATAATTTGTTGTCAGGTAGTATATCAGACCACTTTAAATTAGCGGAATCAAGTATAGATTTTACATCACAACCAGCAAAGCAGTTAAGTAGTATCCTATCACCATCTCCTTGCTTTATACCTAGTGAGTTACTTGAATCTTCATGTGCAGGACAACGGCACGAGTATTGATTCGCACCGCTTTCCCTTACATTATCAAAGTGATTTAACACCTCTTGGATTAAAATGGAACATCCCCACCTTCTACACTGGCATTACTACCAGCATCTGAGGACTGTACTTGCGGTTCAGAAAGCCTACCACTGAGGAATTTAACCCCCGATTTACTCTCTCTAACCCAACAAGCCATCCGCATTTCCTTACCGCCTTCTAACGTTACCGTACCTGTGTAATCTGGTCTAGCTTCGTTATCACCTTTTTCATTTTTAAATAACGCAAATGAATTGGTGTTGTCATATTGTTCAGCCATGTTTATTTCCTCCGTTTTTAAGTTTAATAATTAGGTCTTCGATTGAAATATCAAAGTTCCTTACTGCATCCTCAATATCAAGGATAACCATGTTATCACGTTTAACTTTAACGTACTTGAGTCTAAGCTCAGGAGGAAAGTCAGGGTGATAACTAGCAAAATAAGCATGGTCAGATTCGGTGCATGCCATTTGCCATTGTACCTGATACAAGTAACGCTTATCCATTGTATCAGACATCAAGTTACGAGCATGAGTAATGTGTGTGGGGCATTTTAGCTCCAAAACAGCATCCTCACCTCTTAACAATCCATCAGGACTAGCTGATGTATTAGGTATTTCTGGGTGGTCAAAACTACCACAAAGAGCAACATCTTTGCCTGTTACTGCTTCAAACAAGGTTCTAGCATCAGGCTCACGCTCTACCCCATCGTGCATTGCTTGGTTCATTACAACATTAGATGCTGATTTGCCAGTAAGTCTTTCGATAGCAAGTTCCATCCTAAGTTTAGTTTTATACGTACTTTCACCGTATTTAGTTTTTTTCATCAAGTCCCCTAGTCTCGATGCGGTTATTTTTCCAAGTCTTCCAGCAAACCACTCGGGGCTACCTTGAGGTGCTGGGGTTGTATTAAGAGTATCAATGTTTATAGATGTCATAAAGCAAAGTCCTCCGCCTGTTGTTTAACAGCGTTACCTACTTCCTCAGCAGAAGCTAGAGAAGCATCAACACCAATACCGTACATTCCTAATGCACGACCTACCGCTGAAGTTTCTGCATTTTCAATATATGAAGTCTTATTGATAAAAGTAGAACCTTCTTTCTCGTATGCGTGTCCAGTTGAAACTAGCACACCATCTACGATAATTTTAGCTTGAAACATTACTTGCCCATCAGCGTTAGCCATTACTTGCGTAATAATTTGTCCTTGTGGATGAGCTTCTCTGAACGCTTTAATACGTTCATTGACCATAACATAGTCTTTACCTTGAATTTTTACAGATTTCATATTGTCCCCCTATTTGATATATTGTGCGTAAGTTGCGTTTGTGCTTTTTGTGGTATTTATTTCATCTTCCCATCTTGCACCGTTAAGCCATGTAGTTGGTAATGGTATATATTGCCCATTATTTTTCTTCCATTGCTCAGAGTTTTTTTGAATAACAATAGCCTTTAAAACATCTACAATGTTAGGCTGATGTTTTACCCAAGCTTTAATAGCTTTTTGCTTGTCTTTTTTGTTTGGGTAAGCTTCCCAAAATTTATCAAAACCATTTATCTTGGTATCTTTATTACCATTGCTTTGATGATGGTTTTTCATTGAATCAGACCTTTGTTGATTGGCTGAGTTCATCTTCAT